GGTGCCAAAACTTCCAGCCCATGGGATTCAACGGACCTCGTTGATTGCCCATGTATCCGGTGTCCATAAAATAAAAATCTCTGCCTTCAAACCAACAGCGTTTCATTATTTTATGTTTTAGGATTCCGCGTAAAACAATTGGATCTTCACTGTCGTCATAATTAAAATCATCAGAATTGATTACTCTACCGCCACTGCCTATAGCAAAGGAATTGATATATTCGTCTTCGCCGCCCTTGCTGAGAAAGATCCAATTGTTCATACTCTTTCAATGTCCTCTTCAATACAGCTTTGCCCGTATTGTATTTCGACAATCTTGCAAGGTACATCATAAGGGTTTGTTAATTGATGCCACTCGGCAACCGGAATTTTATATTCTTGGTGCTTAATTAATTCTGCAGGTAGCAATCGATACCCGTTAGGCATCATGCTGTTAACTATACACTGGCCTTCACTAACCATCCAATACTCAGCACGTAGTTGGTGGCGTTGCATACTTAGGCTCTTTCCGGGCTCCACAGTGAGCTCTTTAACTTTCATTCCAGGAACTTCATGCAGTACACGATAGTAGCCCCACTGTCGTTCAGTCTTAGGCGCTTTCCATTCTTGTAATATCCACGAACTGGAATTCATTTTGTGTTCACCGCCTACACCAAAAACAAATTCTAAATGCAACATTTCGTCTAGTACATCCATTTCAGGAATATTAGTTTTAGTACGATCACCGCCGTTGGCGAATACAATTTTATCGTTGGGGTATATTGATCTTACTTTTCTAATAGCGTCTTTTGCACTACCGTCTGCGTCGTCAAAGTTAATAACACGATCTACATCTTTGATAGCACTTAGAATACTAGCACGTTCGTCCCATGGCATAAACTCTTGCCCTTTCTTGCGGCGCAACCAGGCATCGGAGTTTGCTCCTATGATTAAAACATCGCCTAATTTTTTAGCCTCTTTGATATAGTTAATATGACCTGAATGAATAGGGTCAAAACCACCTGTTGCAATTACTATTGTTTTCATTTTATACTCTCTAAAATTATAGTTAATACATCGAAATCTTGTTGATTTACAAAATGATTATTGCCAATATACACTCCATTATTGTGTAAAAGATTAACATTATTTTTACTCCCGGGCTCTAACTTATATTCTTTTAAAAATGGATGGGCGAGTAAATTTCCGCTAACTATTGGACGATGTTCGATATTGAATTTCGTGAAAGCCTCAATAAGATGCAGGTGTGTGTTTTTAGATTTGGACACAAACGGGAATGCAAAACTACTATTTGTATCATTAAATTCCGGAAGGTAAAACTTATCTTCGTAATTCTTTATTATATTAAAATATTTTATAAAGTTGTTTTTTCGAATATCTACCATATTGGTTAGTCGTTTTAGTTGACTTTGCCCTAATACTGCTGGAATTTCATGATTTCTAAAATTGTAGCCCTCTGTTAAAAAAAGAAAACTTGGAGGCAAATCTGGATATTCTTTTTTATATTTTTCAAAATACGCAGGAGAACCTTCTCTAGCTAATCCGTGACTTCTTTTCAGCCTCATTAGTTCATGCAGCTCTTCGTTAGTCGTAGACACCATGCCGCCTTCTATGGTTGTCATATGATGTCCGAAATAAAAACTAAATGTAGCTCCTAAAGAAGAAGATCCTCTTTTATTCCCAATGCTATCTGTAACACCGTGTGATTCGCATACATCTTCTAAGATCAACGCACTGGGAATTATTTCTTTAATTTTTTCTATGTTTGCATCAAACCCCAACAAGTGAGTTACAAATATTCCTTTTATATCTGGATGCTCTAACGAGATTTTTTTAAGGTGGTCAAGATCAAAACTGTAGTTTTCAAAATTAATATCACAAAAAATAGGTTGTAGTCCGCATTGTATAACTGGGGATATGTTTGTGACCCAAGTGCAGGCAGGCACAACAATTTTGTCTTGATCTTTTAATCCGAACTTTTCTTTTACAGCAGACAGTAGTAATAAATTGGCAGTACTACCAGACGATACAAAAAGACTGTGGTCTACATTCAACCATTCACTCCATTCTTTTTCAAATTGTTTGACTTGATTACCGTTTGTAAATTTATTTGATCTAAGAATAAAATTTATCATTTTTAGTTTATCTAAAAATGTTATTGTGTCTTTCATTAAGGGCCAGGTGTATTTTTTCATAGTTAAATATGCCAGCAATTGGCAAGGTGATTTATATAAATTTTGTTATGGCCGATGTCTCTAAAATTTTCACAAATGACCATTGTATCACAATCAAACTTTTTTAATCGATTGTTATACCATCCAAATTTTGCTCCCTTTTTTATTGGTTCTGATTTGTAAAAACAAAAACAGTTGTAGGTAGCATAATATTCTTTATAATCTGTACCGTTATCAATACTACCCCACTCTTCATCTGGAGTTCTTCGAGTCCCCCAAAGGTCATATAACCGTTTTCTGTCATATTTACTAGGTTTGCAACTAACAGCTGATACAATATCGGCTTCAATTCCGTAGTCAGATTCAAAATTTATAATTCGTTGAGCACATTCTAAATCGTACTGTATGTCAGATTCTATTGAAAGAACATAATTGGATTTATTTAAAAAATCTCCAACATCGAGTGTTTTATTTCTTGCGCTTGCTAAATTTTTTACCCGTTGCTCGTCAACTACTGACCCGTAAAAGTCAGTTCCTATATTTTCTGTTATTATAGATTTTTCAGAAACAAACGACCAGTCTAAAGAATGTAAAATATCTTTAGTATGGTCTGACGAATCGTTTTCGTAAATAGAGAGCAGGAATTTAATATCAGGAAATCCTAAAACTAAAGTTTTTAATTGCTCATGATATCGGTTTAACTTTTTTTCAGAATTTCTGAAGATAGAAGAAATTAAAATCGTTTTATTCATATCGAATATTTATCAGAGCAGTTAATGATGCTAAATATTCTATATGAACACATGGATCTCGCATTATCAAAATATTTTTAAACCTCATTTAGACGTAAATGTTAGCTTTTCTAAACGAGGACTAACGCCAGGATTGTATCACCGAGGCAACGGATTTGAGATTGTTTTTAAAGAACTTCTTTCGATAAAACCTAATAATTTCTTAATTATAGAAACTGGATCAACAAGAAAACCAAATAATTGGAAGGATGGGAACAGTGGCTTTATTTTTGCAGATTTTGTAAAATTTCACGGTGGATTTGTTAGGTCGGTTGATATTGATTTAGAAGCTGTAGAATCAGCCAATCAATACATAGATAAAAAATATCATCAATCTTATTGTGCAGACAGTGTTATGTGGCTCAGGGATCAACCAGATTTAAATTTGGTTGATTTATTCTATCTAGATAGTATGAACGTTAAATGGAACAACGACTTGGGTAGCGCCACCCATCATCTCAATGAGTTTTTAGAAATAGAAAGATTTTTAAAGCCAGGTGCTATTGTTGCTATTGACGATAATTCAACCTTTGAAGATTCTAAAAGACGGACTGGCAAAGGAAGACTTATCATAGAATATTTAGAGAAAAAAAATAAATTCCCCATTTATGATGCTCATCAAGTAATTTATAAATTTTAAAAATGATTATTGATACTTTTATGTTTAACGACGAGTTTGAAATGTTAGATATCAGATTAGACATTTCAAACAACTATGTAGATAAGTGGATTATTTTAGAAGGCAATCGGACATGGAGCGGGAAAGAAAAACCGTACCACTTGGCTGCTAGAATAGACGAATATCAACAAAAATACAATAACAAAATACAGTTAATAAATTTAGATATTCCGGCCGATTACAAAGATTGGAAATGCGAAAATTTTAGTAGAGCATCTTTGCAATCTGGAATTGACCTATGTGATGCAAACGATACTGTAATTCACTCAGATCTAGATGAAATATTAGACCCTGAAAAGATACAGTCTATTTTAGATTTATTAGAAAAAGAAAATAAACCAGTAAATTGCACGTTAGATATGTTCATCTTTAAATTTGATCAAAAATTATACAGGACATGGAGTGGACCAGTTGTTGCTAAAAAATGCATGTTCAACACTCCTCAAGAATTATACAAGGGTGATCAATACAAGAAAAAAAATAGAAGTCATTGTGTTAGACATCCCGATATAGTAGGCTGGCACTGGACATGGATTGGCAACGACAATCGAATAAAAAGTAAAGTTGAAAGTTGTATAGAATCGCAGTATCGAGATCCGAACGAAGTACTCGATGCACTTAAAAAACAAGATACTAAATTAGCTATTAATCACAAATGCGAAACACAATATGTGGATTACAAATATCCTAAGCCAGTATCCGATGTAATTTTTAAATTTCCATACTGGACTACAGAAACTTAGGATTTTTTGTCCATCCATCGGGATCGTTGCCTGTCCAATGGTGCTTGGCATAAGAATTTGGAGCTTCTTCGGTAAGGCGATGCTTTTCGTTAAAATATACAGGGTAAAAATAATCTTTAGAAAATATTTTAACTTTTTCGTCTTCAACTTTTCTTTGTGCAAAATCCTCGTCATTAAAGTATTTTTGCATTATTTTTGTAAAAGGTTTTACGCTAGTGATAACATGAGGTCTTTCGTTAGAAACTTCAGGTCCATATTTTATTGCTCTAGAAACACTAACGTTAGACATTTCAGTTAACAGATGGTGATCCGAAACACAGCCTATTAAACTTGGGCATACTCTTCTATAATCATCTTCAAATCCAGTGAACATATCAAGATTTAAAAATTCGTCAAACGGACGTAGACATTCCATATCAGTGTCGACATAAATTCCTCCGTATATTCGTAATACTTCAAATCTCAGTACATCGGATTTAGGAGTGATTGCATACGATGGATTTAACAATATTTGTTTTGCCAAAGAATTTATATTTTCAGGTAGATTAGAAGTTCTCCAAAAATAAAAAGTCCAGTCTGGGTGCAGTCGCATCCAACTTTCTCTCCAAGCATGAAACTTTTCTCTAAAAGGATCATCACCTGGCCAAACATGATGTATTATTTTTGGAATCATAAATTTTTCTTCCAGTATTCTGAATTTTTAATCCAGCGATAATATATTTCAAATCCTTCGTCGATATCAACTTTAGGATCAAACCCAAAATCTCGACGTGCTGCGGTAATGTCTAATGCACCGCGACTAGGAAAATCCGCATCCTTTTCCTTGACTTCGACTGTGCCTTTACCTGCTAGGCTAACTGCTAATTCAGCAGCAGACAACAGTGTCTTACTATGACTTTTGGTTATGTTGTAAGTTTTATTTGCAGTATTTTTTGCAAGAGAAGCTGCTACAATTCCGTCGGCCGCATCGTCCACATAGGTAAAGTCTAGAGTTTCATTAACGCCGTTTACTTTGAGAACGCCTCCTCGCATGGCAGTTAACAAAAATTTGCTAATAACGCGGTCTTCAACATCAAGCGGGCCATACACTGCACTTGGACGAAATATTGTATGTTCTATTCCATACTTACGTGTGTAGTCTTTAATTAACCACTCACCTGCAAGTTTCATAATGCCGTATTGTCCTTGCGGACGGCATACTGCATCTTCTTTAACAAAATCTGTAAAATCACCGTAGACCATACTAGAGCTCGTGTAAACAAATCTCTTTACATTATACTTTACACTTAGTTCTAATAGATTAAGCAGTCCTTCACTCATAGTACGTGAGCCAAGTGCTGGGTTAGCATTAACTACTTTTTGTCTTGGAAAACTAGCAAGATGAATTACAATATCAAAATTATATTTTGAAAATAACTGATTCATGCCAATTGGATCGCATATATCTATAAGATAAACTTCGCTTGATTTTATTTTTTTAGAACGTTCAGATAATAGGTAAACGAGTTCTGGCTGTGGGATAATTCCATAATTAGTTTGAGTATCGGCAACTACAACACTATGTCCTTGTGTTTCTAATTTACTTACTACATTGTGTCCGATAAGTCCTTGGCCGCCAGTTACTAAGATGTTCATAATGATGCGTCTTCTAATCCCGACACTCGTAATTTAACAATGTTGCTGAGATGCCATTGTTTCTGATCGAGTGCTTTAATAATGCCCAACCACTTGTTTCTAAGTAGGGCAAAATCGTTGATAATTTTTTCAAAATCTACCACGTCAGCTTCACCTTCTACAAACTTTTCACAGTCTCTAGAGCTTAGTTGACGTTGGTAGTTTTCGAGATATTTGCGAAAGTGTTGACTGCGAAGTCTACGAAGTTCAATGTTTAAGTACTCAAGGATACCTTCAATTTCTTGAAGTTGATTAAAGCGTTCTTCCACAATGCCGGGCATCTGCGAACTTGCCTTCTCGATGTTTCCCGCTATGCGGACATCTTGTTTTGCTTCGATTAACTCAGCTTCATAATAGGCCACAGCATCGGGAATGTTGCTTATATCTTTGCTAACCCTGTCATACCAATTCATTTATTCCTCGTCTTCGTCGTAGTATTCTTCTTCCTCGTCTACAATTTCTTCACCGTCGATTGAATATTCTATTGCAGTGTCTAGGTAAGGATCGACGCCAAGAAGGCTTTCAAGTGTTGATTCTTTAATACCGTAATCTAATAGTGTGTTAACAAAATCGGCAGCTAGATCTTTTCTATGCTTTTCTGGAATATGCTCAATGACCAATGTCCAGATATCTGCAATCAAGTCGTCTTTCATTCGGTGACCTCCAAGTCTGATTCAACTGTAGTAGTTATCTCAGAAGTGGAAATTTCACCGTGTTTTGAAATGTCAGCCATTGCAATGTCTAGTCCGTCTTTCTCGTTGCGTTCCCAGGCCTTGCGGAACTGCTTGATAATCTCACCATCTTTGGTAGTGTATACAAGACTGTTTCCTTCTTTCTTGAGCATGCCTTTTGCTTCGAACAGATCGACCAATCCACTATATGGACTCATACCTGTTTCATAAGGAATCTCAACCTGTACACTTTCAAACGGTTTTGCATAACGAGTTTTCATAATCTTACAGGCTGCACGAATACCTTGTACAGTTGTAGTCTTATTACCATCTGCATCAAGTTTTAATTTTAATTTACGCATAGCAACAACGATAGAGCTGGCGTAGATGAAACCTTGACCGCCCGAAATCTTGTCATCTGGATCAAACATGTCTTGACTGGCGTAGGTGTGATTAGTACATACCATGCCAATATTGTAGCTACCGAACATATTGACACAGTTACGAACAAGTGCGGTTAGCGCCTTAGGCTTGCGACCCATGTCACCTTTCATATCACCTGCTTGAAATTGATTAACATCAGTAGGAGTCAACAACATGCCCAATGAATCTATGATGAACAATATCTTAGGTCGATCTGCTTCATCCATTGTTTTGTATTCTGCAATAAATTCTGTAATGGTCTTTGCCACATCATCGATCATGGCCATATTAAGTTTCAACAACTTATCTGGACTTGTGTCAACACCGAGAGCGTGTAGCCACTTTTCGTCAAGTGCATTTTCTGTATCAATCAAGATAGGATAAATGCCCTGTGCTTGTGCATTCTTGACTAGGTTACCTGAACAGATAAAACTCTTACCTGCACCAGATTCACCAGCAAATACTGTTACCTTACCTAACGGAATACCACGATCGAAATATCCGCTGATCAAATAGTTTAATGCGTAGTTGTTTGTGCTAACCCAGTCAGTTGGGTCATTAAAACCAATACTCAGTCCGTCGATAGACTTGGTAATTGACTTTCTAAATTTACTGATATCAAATGCTTTTGCCATTATAGTTCACCCTTTGGTAATTTCTTTGGGCTTACAACAATGTCTTCTCGACCAATTGCTTGTAGCCAAGTGTTTAGTCTTTTAATTATAACAGAATCATCCTTAGGATTATCGAATCTAATATCAATATCCGCCACAGTGTCGCCAGATTGATCTTCGCGACTATTATAACTTAGAGAAAAGTTCTCATTTACTTTTAATATTTTTGCCATTATTATTCTCCTGAAATGAAAGAGAGTACGAGCTCACGCTCGTACTCTTGACTAGCAATTTACTTCTGACGATTGCGAATCATGGCAAGAATGTCTTGCGCACGACTAGCACCATCGCTAGCTGGTTGAGCTGCCGGAGCACTGGCTTTGACAGCTGGTTCATCAGCATCAAAAGGAGCGTCTTCGGCTGCAGGAGCGGTCACTGCGGCACGTGGTGCGGCAGCTTTATTAGGATCGCCCGTGGCCTGTCCCATACCTGCTGGCTTGAAGTATTGACCCCAACGATCCATGTCATATGCTTCACCGTCTACCGACGCTTCAAACATTTCTTTCATGACCTTGAGCTCAACATCGGTAGGCTTCTTGGGCAAGAAGTCGCTTAAATTAAATAAGCCGTGAGCTTCAATGGCTGCTGCTTCAACTTCCGTTAAAGAACGTTCACGACGGCTCCATTTTGATGTAGAGTAGTCAGCAAAGCCACCTTTAGATGTCTTGGCAATACGGAAGTCTACGCCCTTGAGGTAGTCAGTTGGCAGTTCTTCCAACTCTGGATCCATCAATGCTGAACGGATGATTTGATAGATTTGAGGACCGATGATAAATCTACGAATTGGATTCTCAGGTTGCTTATCTTCCTTAATAGGATCTTCAACCACAAATCCTTGGAAAATGTATGAACGCTTTTTCCAATACTTACGACCCATCTCTTCCAATGATTTATCTTTGAACCAACCACGCACTTCTGAAAGGATTGGGCAAACTGTACCATCGTTGTACATTTCAACGCAAGGAACTTGCACTTGAACTGGACGACTATCTGTTTCACCTTTGATACCTGCGAACGGCAATTTGATCATTGCACGTTCTACCCAGAAAAATGTATTGGCAGAGTTGCCATCGGGTAGCAAACGGATGACCGCTTCCTTGCCTTCTTGCATGTTCCAATGTGGGTAAATTGCGTTGTCTCCACCGCCTGTGGATTGTCCTGTGGACTTTGATTGTGCTTCTTGAAGTTTAGCACGGATTTCTGCGAGTGATGCCATTTTAAATGCCTCCTTGTGTTATGCCTAAAATGTTTATATGCCTTATGCACATGTATTATTATGCGCTTTTTATTTAGCAAGGTCAATGATTATCTGCTATTTTTTTGATTTATTTTACCAAAAGAAAAAAGTGGGTCAAGCCCACTTTTCTCTATATGCTGCCATTGCTCTTTGTCTAGCTAGCCATAATCTAAACTTCACATAGTCTGATAAGTCATCTTCTACTAACTGACCAAAATTGCGAGCCTTTAGATTACGACCAAATGTGATCTCATCATCAACAATGAGATCGCTATCTTCTAGGTCAAGTTTACTTAGCGGCTTTTGCGTCTGCTTTAGCTGGCTCTTTCTTAGCAGGTTCGCTTTTTGCAGGCTTTTTCTCTTCCTTCTTAACTTCAGCCTTAGCTGGTGTTGGAGCACTTGCTGTTGCAGCCGGTGCTGCTGGCTTGGCTTCTTCTTTCTTGGCAGGTGCTTGTGCAAATGCTGATACTGCGAACACGGTAGCGAGGATTGCGATTGCTGATTTCATTTTAAAGTTTCCTTTTGGTTAAGTAGGAATTTCTACCCCTACATATATATAACGCCTTAGTTGACAATTACGTTGACAACTGATTTCGCCAAAAGAAAGGACACCTAAGTGCCCAATCTAATAGAGTTAACTAGACTCTAACTGCTACGAACAATCTTAATAGCCTGCTAATTCTCTAATACGTGCTAATTCTGCAATTTGTGGATCTTGTTGTTGTGGAGCCATTCTTTCTACCATTTTGCGAGCAACCATTTCTGCCTGTTCACCAAACTTTTTGCCTACCATGATAACAACGCCTTCTGGACCTTTAGGGAATGTACCTGAATTTCTATCATAAAAACTACTGATGAATTCTGCTAACTCTTGTACATTCATTTTAGACTGCATGCCTCGTTGTGCTAATGCTCTAGCACTGTCTTGGCCTGTACGATTTGGATTATTGGGCTTTTTAAATTGTGACTTTTCTTCGTCGTCGGTATCCCAAGGAGGAGAATTGTCGTCATCTTTTTTGCTAGGCTCGCTATCAGCTTCTCCCATTCCTAGTTCTTGTTTTCTACGTGCTAAGCCTGCTGAACTTGTTGGAGATTTAGTTTTTTCATCTTCTACGTCTTTAGTGCTGACCTTCCAATCATCTCCACCTTTTTGTTTGCGTAGATATGCAGGTACATCGCTTTTGTTAGGACCATCACTGGCTTCTTGTGGTTGTTCTTCAGCATCCATTGCAGGCTGTTCCTCAAAGTCTCCAAAATCTAACCCTTCAATTGCTTCTGGAGCATTAGATTCTAGCCAATCTTTTACCATACCACGAACATCAGAGTCTGGATCTTGTTGTGCTTGTTCTTTGATAGCTTTAAATAATTGTGGATCTTCAATGATGCCTTTTAGACTTTCGATAGCATTTGAACCATCAACGCCTGTTGGGAATGCCTGACTAACCAACTCTTGTAATTCTTGTTTTGCTGTCTGTTGTTCTTGTGGATCTTGACTAGCAATAGCTGAGTCTTCGCCTAACCCCATAACCCAAGATTCAAAGCGATCGAACTCGTTGTGTTCATCGAGCTCAACATCCTCTACGGTTTCTTGTTCTGTGGTTGTCATTGCGACTATGTCGTCATAGCCTATGTCGCTTTCTTTCATCAGTCTATACAAGACCGGGAACACATTTTTAATATCTTCTTTGAAGTTTCTAACTGTGAATTTTTCTGTAAATTCTTCTACAAATTCTTGTGGAACTTCTTCTTGTGTTTGTGCCTGGAATGATTCACGATATTGTTCGTAGTGGCTTTGCTTGCTCATAGCTTTAATTTGCTCGCGCAATCTGTTTAGTTGTTCTGCTGATCTTTCTACAACATTATTTGTATCTGAATTCATTAGATCGTTGCGCACAACATAATTGCCAAAACTCTTTAGCTGTGCAATTTCTTCACTCATGTTAACAATGCTTTTACCAATGTCGTCATATGGCACGCCACCGTTGGCCACGTGACGTTGCATTGCACGGGCACCTGCTAGATGAATAAATGGATATTTAAAACGTTCTCCGTCTTGATTTTCAACAAACAGTCCAGAAATGTTACGGCTTCTAGCACCAGGTGCTGCATCGTCCATTACTGCTTGATTGTGTTTGATGATAAGACGTGTGTCCATTAACTTTTGATAACTAACGGTCTTTGATCCGTATAGTGCGCTTTCACTCATAATGCTTTCTCCAACAGGTTTAACTACTGTGTTTGCTTGATCTTTAGGCTGATTGTGCTGACTTAGAAATTCATAATCTCTTTGATCTAGATTGTCTTTGGCAATGTCTCTAGTATCGAACGCCATTAGTCTACGTTTTGCAAATGTACGTAATTCTTTTAGAAATCCATACCAATTATCTTTTTGTCCGCCATCCATTGATTCTGTAATTCCTGTTGAGAAATATACTTTTAATGAATTTTGTTCTGCTAGGCTAATACTAACATGCCCGATTGCAGTTTCGCCTTCCATATAATCAAAGTCAAAGAATCGGGCATCTTCGGGATTGATGGTAATTGAACCGGTTCCATCGCCTAGTTTTAGGCCTTTGAAGCGGCTTCTAATTTTATAGAATAAATCGGTGGCTATATTGTTTGTTGCGTCCATAGTTATATTTATCAAAAACCGCTAGAGACAAATATCGGCATGGGCATTTGATCTTCGCTTAATTTTTCTGTCATCTTTTCGTAGATCTTGGGATCCCAATCTGATAATACTCCAGCCATACGTATTATTAACAGCATGGCACTTACTAGGTCGTCGTGTTCGCCTGTTTTAGCGCCAAATCCCACTCCGTGTGCCACAAATGTTTTAAGCTCAGATATTAGAGGTTTAGAGTAAATCTTCATTTTTTGTGTTTCTAACATGTGTTTAACCTGACTACAAGCAGTGATTTTTGTCTTGTGTGTTGTGTTAAATCCTTTTCTAAATTTACGTACATGACCCTTACGCATAGGCTCAGAAAGGAATAATCCTGGGAAGTTTTCTTCTCCTAGATTACTAATAACAATAAGAGCAGCTTCGCCTAGTGTATTGTTTTCAACACTGTAATAAAGTTGCGGAATACCGCCCTTTTCTAGTCCTCGGTCTTGAATGTACTTGCAAATTTCTCTTAGGTGTTTAACCTGTGCTTGAATAGGAGTTAGATTATGTCGCCATTCTGCTACCTGTTCCATACTGGGCATTTCAAACACCTGTATGGCACCATAGTCCCCACCAGTGCCTAATGAAGGATCTAGGGAAACTAGATAAGTTGCTCTTGGGTCAATGTCTTTATAAAAACGTGTTTGCCCCATGGTCATGATAGGGTCAACACCTTTCATTTCTGCCAGTCGCACAGCATTGATTAGCGTTTCGTCAAAGATCAAGAATTCGCAATCAAATTCACGACGGAAACGCTCTTCACCAATCTTTGCACGTTCTGTCTGAGCCCACTTCTCATCACGATCTGGATGTTCTGCCCAGTGTGCAAAGAAACTGTGGAATCCATTCATACCTAATTGCTGTTCATTCCCATGCTCATCGAATCGCTTGTTAGCCTCAGTCCAAATTAACGCAAACTGATCTTCGTCACTGTTTGGTGTTGATGTAATAATACATTTACCGCCTGTTGATAATGTTGGTGACAGTGCAGTCCAGAATTCTTTGGCTTTTTCTGGAGGCTGCACAAACGCAAACTCATCGCAATAGATCAGTGAAAGAGATTTACCACGACCTGTATTTTCTGTAGTTGTCACTGCCTGTATACGAGCTCCGTTGTCATACTCAATGGTGTTTCTATTGTAGCTATACACACCTGCACGAATAAAATCTGGCAGGTTTTCGTAACCGAATCGATAACGATTCATAATGTCCTGCGCACCTTCGTATTTGTGAGCAGCAATTAAAACCTGTGCTTCTGGCACAAACATTGTGTACCATAACAAGTATCCTGTGGCACAGGTGGTCTTACCCATCTGTCGTGGCAGCATGGCAATACACTGTTTGTTGTTGTGATAGGCATCTATTAGTCTTTCTTGATATTCGTAAGGTGCAAACGGAATTGATCCACGTACAGGGTGCTGAATCTTTAAAAAGTTTTTACAAAAATACAGCGGACCAGTGACAGGATCCATACATGCTTCAAGATGCTTGACTTCCTCAAGAGTATATCGTTGAGGTGCATGAGCTTTCTTAATTAAATTACCGTCTAGTGATTTTGCCATACTGTTATTTACTGAAAAAAATAGGCTCCGGAGAGCCTATTTGGATTTGACTTGTATCACGTAGTCTTTAAGCGACCGTCTTTTTCGGCGGATCTTAATATTGCTGCCCGATCGCCATATTTTTCACGATTAACATCGGGTGCTGCATTCTTCTCACCCTGTGTTGGATTCTTAACATGTTTTAGTGGATCAAACTTTTCACTTTTTGCTTCTGATAAACGTCTACGTAATTCTTCCTTGATGCTGGCACGTAGTTGTTCTTTGCTTTCGTAAGCGCCGGCAGCCATAGGATTGTCGCCACGATATGGTTTACCGCTAAAACTTTTCTTTGGCTTGTTCAAGTCGTCGCCGTCTGGAATAGCAGCATCTATGCCATGATATTCTTGTCCAGATGCGCCTTCCGGTGCATTACCGAATGCTTCTTCTTTGTCTTTCTTGTCGCCTTCTTTGCCGTCTTTTTCCATGTCATGATCATCCATGTCATGATCGCCGTCACCGTCTCGGTCGCCCATAGACTTTTGAATAGAGTCAATGCCTTTATCGTCACGATCTAGGTCACCCATTGGAGGCATATTGTCTGCATCCATGTCACTAGGACCGCCTCTATTATCTGCATCAGGCTCACTGTGTGGTTCGTCTTTGTCTAGGTCAGGCAACATTTTTAATGGTCCTGAATCTAGATTTCCTAGATCTCCAATGCCTGGCATTGGAGGCTTGATACTCATGATGCTTGGTTCGGCACTCATTGGAGGCATGCTCATTGGTGCTGGTTGATTGATCATGTCTGGATTGACTTTGGTCATCAACTTCATTAATTCAGCAATGTTGTCCATGCCCTGTGCATTGAGGTTCAAACTCATGCTTGGGGGAGGTTCATCGGGCTTGCTAGGAATACTCGGCGGGGGCATGCCCATTGGATCGCCACAGGCCTCAACCGCCCCCAATGGAGCGACAGGAGCATCCAGCTCGCGCATTTTAGACATCAATTCATTGAAATTCATATTAACTCCCTAGGGCGCTTTTTACGCCGGTCTTATCAATTTTGGCCTTGGGCAGTTTATATTCTGTCTGACCGTTGTCTTTCTTTTGTTGTTTAGCAACTTTGCTTAAATCTTTTAAAAAACTCTTGTTAAAGTCATCGCCAAAGAAATCTTTGTGCTTGACATTGGTACCTTCTTTATACTGACTGTCAGTTAACAGCCCGTCAGTGTTTAAAATTTCTATTTCACCTTGATCAGTTTCAGAAGATTCGTTGCTTCCTCTTACTCTAAAACTAGCTTCGTCTAGACCCATACTCTTGATATCACTGCTGATTTCAGGCGAAGTAATAGGATATTCACAAGCAACTTCAAAAACGTGAACTTCACAGTTTTTCATAGTTGGAAAATCCATAGGAACTGCTTGGATTGGTGTTGTGCTGAGTTTTTCCATTTTCATAACTTTGCATCTTTCTAGGGACGTTTTTAAGTTTGATTGGAAATCTTCGGGCAGATCACCGGCAACTTTAATTTTAAAGCTGTATGATTTTTTGCCTTCGGCAAGATATTCTTTGAAAGTTTTCATAGTAGTATTTATGCTTTTCCGCCCAGTTTCTTGATCAGCTCGTTGCGGTCAGTGATCACATATCCTTGCCCGTTAATAACATCATTTGGGTCTTCGTTGTTATCTTTGTCAATTTTGTATTTCTTCATTTGCATGTCAATAGCCTTGAGTTTTTTCTCAATTTTATTAGACTTAGCTGTAATTGCATGGCCTAACATTGAGCTGGCCACTTCAAAAATACGACTGCTATAACGAACTTCTACATTCATTCCTAAATCCATTAGGTCGTCATAGGCCTGTTCAGCTTTTGATGCTAGATTGTCTAGTTCGTGATCATTAAGTTCGTCTAGTTCTTTTACTTGTGGTAAACTGCGAGTAATCTCAGCCACCGCTTTATAGCTGTCATCTAAACTGCGAACTTCTGTGTGATCTATTTTGGGTTCAACAGGGGCTGTTTCCTTTGCAGGTTTAGATTCTTCTAGATTAAACAGTTCTTCAAGTTTTTTCGTCATACATTACTTATCTGCGTTTTGAGCCTTGATGAAAAATATCGCCTTCGTTGACTATGCGGAACTTGACACCTTGCTGTTTGCACCAGGCTGCGGCAGCTTCCCATTTGGCCATATTTTTAACATACTGCTGTTGATTGTACTGACTCTTTCCCACCTGTTCTATAAACGTTTGACTAGCTGGTTTAACTTCTACAACTTCTGCATGTTTTTTCCCATTTTTATCCACATAAGTGATAAAAAAATCAGGAACATATATTGTATACTTGCCGGTTAACGGATCTCTGTAGGGAATTTGTATGCTTTCGCTGGCCCACTTTTCAACACCCGGATGTTCGTCCAACATCTTCATAAAAATAAATTCCCACGAACTTCGAGCCAATGGTGTTTTTTTGCCAACATATTTGTCGACATTTTTCATTTCAAATCGACCTTGAGCAAACTTTGGCATTAGGCAAAAATATTTCTAGTTTGATTTTGTTTTTCTATTAAGTCAGTGCGATAACCCAGTGAACTTGTGGCATTTCTATTGTTGTTTAGAATCTCAGCCACCAGAGCACTAATTTGAACGCCATTAAAATTCTTGAGAGTGTCGATGATTTTAAACACCGGAACGTCGTCGAGTTTGGCTTGATTCAATAAAACCTGTGCTGTGATAAGAGCCGCTTCGTTTTCAAATCCACGACTTTGGAAAAAAGCAATAGCAGCACCGACTTCGTTGGCTCCAAATTCCAAAGTTCGTTCGCCGTAACGATCAAAAAATAATTTTGTTCCAGCAGCACTATCTTGCTGAAGAGAATTTGGTAAACTTGGCATATTATAAGAATTGTCCTAGGTCTTGTGGCGGTGGGGCGATTGAGCGTTGCGTGGCCTGTGTACCACCGTTGCCGCCGTTGTTTTTTGGAAACACTGATCCCAAAGTTCCGCCTACGGTATTGATAATACCTCCAATAGCAGCAGGACTACTTAATAATCCTATGGCTTCTGCTCGCAGGCTTGCCTTGGATAGTTTTCCAATATTTTTTGCAGTATTCACTGCGGCAATGGCGGTGCCAAGGAATCCTCCTACACTGCCAAATGCAGCTCCGCTACTGACATCTCCGAATATACTTTCGAGTCCGTCTAGTACACCGCCTTCGCCTAATAAGTTTCCGACGCCGCCGCCTGCTACAGTTAATGGACTTGGCACACTATCGTAGTATAAGTTAGCAAATCCTTTGGGAGTATTCTTAGCAACACTTCCTGAGCTGTAGACTACAGACTCATATTCTATATTCATTGTAGTTTCATTAAATTCATTTGCACTATATCCGGCATCACCGTGTTGCCAACTTGTAATTTTAGGATTGATTAATGTATATCCTAAAAACCTACGACGACTCATAGTATATATAGTAATAGACTTAAAAAAGTCCACAGTTTTTCCCTGCTTGTCGAGACTGTATCTAAAGCCTTGAAATGTAGTTCCGGAAGCGGCAAGATTTGTCTTGCTAAATGCTGCCTCGGGATTGAATCGATCTTGTACATAGGTTCCCATGTATAATGCCCACAATGCATTGATTACTCCTGCACTGTCGTCATGGAATTTCATTGAGATACCTTCATAGGTAAAATTTTTATAAATTATGTGTTTTCTATTGTATTGATTTTTGGTGACTGTTTCAAATTTAAATTTAGGCAGATCAGTACTCTTGATAAGATAACCAATTTCGTCTGCATGAGTGTTAGTGAATACCGGTGATGATAATACTGTTTTATCAATCTCAAACCGCACATAAAACATGAACTTGGTGCGAGGCATAAGCCGGTAGCCGTTTTCAACAAACAGTTTGCTGGCATGACGGAAATCCGCGAGGCCGCCTTTGGGTGTAAGTAACCCTTCTCCTACACCGCCGAGAAATCTTGTGAATACATTTGACATATAATTATTTAGCCGTAAAAAAACCCGGGGATTAATCCGGGTTTTTGATCAGCGGTTGATATTAGTTCGAGCTGCCGCGGCCTGTTACAGCCTCGCCAAGACTTCGGCCTACAACTGCACCGATACCTCGTGCTGTGCCTGTGCCTGTGCCACCTGCGAACTGTACAGCATTGTCATACTTGATAGTAAGAGCCACTGTCATTGGTTCATTGGAACCATAGTTGGCTTCACCATAGTTGACTTCTGATACATAGCAACCATACGTTTCCCATTTTTCAAGGATGTTTGGTTCAAAACTACCATTGCCACCATCTAACATTTCGATGTTCATTTGGAATTTGTAATCAATACCTGAACGGGCGCTGGCCTGTTCCATGAAGTCAAACTGCTTTTGTACCTGTTGACCAACAATTTTCTGCACCTGGCCGTTGGCATCGTCTCGTAGATTTAATGTGACATCTCCCCAACTTGGTTTACCAGCCAGTTTGACTTTTGAGTTGTAGACTTCAATAGTCATTTCTTCAAATGTTACAGTTGGTCTACTTACATCACTAACTTGTTTTGTTAGTTCTGTGCTGGCCTCAACACCAAATCCTAGTAGTATCACCCGAAAGCGATATTTTAGTTTTGGCATCAGCAAAGCTGTGCCGCTGTTGGCTCCTGAGGTAGGAACCGAAATTCTATTTAAGGAAGTTAGTGCCATTTTTAAATTTCTCCTGTGTTCTTGATACGCAATGGAATATAGATAAATTCAATCGCTTTGACTGGCTCAATCGCTATGTCAACATACAACTCATTGCGATCAATTCTTGTTGGTGTGTTGTTTGACTCATCGCAGACCACGGCAAAATCATACAACGCTCTTAAGCCTACCAACTCAATCAACAGACTCTCAACAGCCCCTTTGATTTCATCTCTGGTAATCTTGTCATTGGGTTCAAAGATATACGGACGAGCAAGTTTGTTTAGCTGACTGCGTAGATAAACTACAAGACGTGATACATTGATACGATCCAATGCACTGGCATTTCTAGCACGAGTCTTTTGACCATATGCAACTAGTCCTACTCCAACAAAGAATGGAATTGGATTTACTTTGAGATCATACAGCGTGTCGCGTTGACCTTCATTCAACGCCACTGACTGGAATTCTCCTGTGTCTGCATCAATGTATCCCACTGCTGTGGCATTGGTAATGCCGCCGCGACGTGTGCCTGCTGGTGCAAACCATGGATAACTAACTTGGTCGCTGAGAGCGATAGTTCTCAACATCATGTGTGATGCAGGAACCACTGCGTTAGCACCACTTAGGTCAGTGGTAAATCCATTGGGATAATACACAGCTGAATATTCGTCGTAGCTAACAATACCTGTATCATTGTTGTCTAGTGCGCCATTAGCATTGGTGCCCCAGGCTGTGAGGCTGGTTGCATCTGACGGCAAACGTAGTGGAGTATCAGCTACCACAAATGCTGTGACTCCTCTATCTAGGTTTAAGTTGATCAAATTGCTGTAGGCTTCTGGATATCCTGGGCAAGCGATCAAATTAAAGTTTCTACGTTCTTCATCTCTGGCTTCTGAACTGGTGTCAATCGCAGATTTGAGTTTTTGCACAACCAGACTGCGCTGTGCTTTGCGACCAAAGCTGCCTGACCCGTCTTCGTTGTTTGGTGAAGCTGTGACCCAACGATCGGTTGCGTAGGCGCTTTGACTGTCGCCGGTAACTGGACTGGAGCCGTTGTCGTTGTATAAAGCTTCGTAACGCACGTTATCGGCTGCTGTGTCAATGTAATTATTGCTGTATCTTTTGACATTACCGCCACTTCTGCGTAAATTCCACAGCAGCATGCCTTTGGGGTATAGTGCTGGATCTGGACAGTCAAAATCTACATAGTTGCTTAACAACAGATCTCCGATAGTGGCTGCTGTGTTACCTGAAGCGCCACTTGATCCGTATCTAGCGTCTGCAAACAAGATACCGTCTTCTGTGGTCTGATCAGTCTTGTCAACTAACACCCATTCTAGGGCCAGACCATCATAACGATAGATAGTTGGGAAGTTTTCTAGATCGGCTGTGCTGATCCACAAGTCACCATTTTTCAAATCTGTCCCGTCGCTTTGTTTTGTTGGCTCGCTGGCCGCCACAATTGGTCCTGCTGGATCAGTTTTATCAACTGCGCTTGCAGCATAGTAAGGACTGGTTGTTGTTTTATATCCAACCCAGATATCACCGTTGTGTACCATGATATCTACTTGATCAAACACCGGAGTGTACCATAGTTGTCCGTCTTGTGGTTCGGCCAAAGGTGCAGTAGCAGATGCAGCAAAATCTTCTGCAGCCAATGGAATCCAATTTGTTGCAAGGAAAGTTTCTGCAGCACCAGAGCCTGGTGTGTACATATTCTGTGTACCAGTGCCTGTGTCGATGTTATAGGCAGTGAATATATCACTTATTGGTGCGCCTGTGCCATCTGTAAAACGTATGTCACCACCTTCTTTATGAATGATTTGTACCGCATTGTCTGCAGTCACAGAAGCTTCAACAGTGGTGCTGCCTACAGCATTTATTGCTGTGGCCATTAGTTCTGCATCGCCTACTGTGCCTAGAGCAGTAAAGCTCACTGAGCTGGCAGTATCCAATGTTAAATTACCTTTGCTGGATGCCTTGAATGTGAATGTGTTTGATCCTACACTAAATGTGCCAGAAATTATAGGATTGGATGTTACCACGGTATTGCCTGTGGTTGCTCTTTTGAAAATTCTAAATGACGCAGTTTCTGGTGACGTGTCATAGTTGCTGTTTTCATCGCTGTTGCTTTGAACAAATAAATTATCTGTTGCAATGCCTTGTCCACCACCACTGCGATCTAGATAATACAAGGCAGCGTGTGTGCTTGAGTAGACAGGAGCAGAATAGGTCACCCAAGTCTTAGTAGCTGAATTCCATTGTTTGACAATGTATCTTGCTCCAAAGTTGGGTTCAGTGGTTTTGATCCACACAGAACCTGTTGGACGTGGTTTAGTGTTTGTTGACTTCCACTCTGGTACACTAGTGTGCGGTGTCTGTTGTATTGCTGGTCCGTAAAATGTACCAGTAGTAAGACCTAACTGTGCCAGTGCTGAGCCCGCTGCGGTACTACCGGCAATAGTGATAGAGTTTGCTAGAGCAGAGTCACCATCTGTTTCAGTGGCTCCGTCTGTGTACAAATACAATCGGCTGTTCAATGCCACTGCTCGTACACCAGTAACTAGGCCACCGAGGCCACCGTTGAAATAAGTTAAAAAGCCTGCTAGTGTAGGGGTGCCTGGCGTTGTAATAGTTGTGCCGTTGATAGAAAAAGTTTGGCTAGGAGTGACTGTGGTCACTGTGCTGGCGCCCGACACTGTGGGATGACTTCCTGCCCAATCTTGGCTACCAACTTCGACCCAATGATCGCCACCTAGCAGAGCTTGGTTGCGTTTGTAGTAAATTTTAATTGCTTCTTTGGCAAGGCTGAATCCTGCCTCACCTGTGTCACCTATGGTCTGTGCCACTACAGCATAGTCTCCAACAGCGCCCACAGAATCTTTTGGAGCATTAGTGCCTGAATTTATTTTTGCACTGTCATCATCGGTAAGTACTAGAGGAATTTTCAATGCAAACTTTTGACCACCTGTAGTCGATGCAGCGGCTGAATTCCATTCTTGAATACCGTATGATGTTGCTCTAGTATCAAACCACCACTGTCCGTCAGCTGGTTCTGCTCCAGGAGCAGAAGTTTGGCCTTGCAGTTCATCTAAGTCGACGTCTGCACGTACAATAAATGCTGAATTACTGACGCCTAAAAAGCTGTATGCTGCTAATAGTCCGTATTCGTTTCTTTCGCTGCCGTGTATAGGGCTTGACGAAGCCGTCTTTTCAAAGAACGGCACACCATATGTGTCGACCAATTCTCGTTGGCTGGTAATTTTAAATACCTTGCCAGCATTTGCCTGCGTGGTACCAGCAGCAGTGCCCGTGCCTGCTGCATTAGATTTACTTTCTGCGGTAGCTATAACGATAAGAGGAGTCGTACCAGGTTCTGCTGGTGTATAAAAACTCTCGTCGATTACCGTAACTTGTACGCCTGGTGATTGTAGTGCCATCCCATTTTCTCCTGGTAATAGTTGCTCATATTATTTAGCGGTATCCGCTAAAATTGGCCTGTTATACTAGATGAAAAAGGGGCTGAAAAGGTGTAAATATGTTTATGAGACCGCTTTGTAGATGCGGGCAAAGACCCCGTGCTGTTAACTATAAAAAGAACAACAAGATCTATTATAGATCATTGTGCGAAATCTGCATGGCTCACGGAGTTAATCATGGAATACCCCGCTGGTTTAGAGCAGGGTATAGAATAAAAAACCAATGCGACAAGTGCGGATTTAAATCAATACACCCGGAAGTTTTTAGAGTATTTCACGTTGACGGTGATTTAGACAATTGTCGTCACAGCAATCTAAAAACAGTATGCGCTAATTGCGTAAGCGTATTAAGCAAGGACGGTATTATCTGGCGGCAGGGAGATCTTGTCGCCGATTACTAGGCTTTCTGATCTATTGTATAGTTCGTCTATCGATCCGTTGTTGTCAAGAACAGCGTCAAATTCACAACCGATCCACGCCCACTCACTAGCATGAATTTTTTTCATCTTCATGCTGTTTAATCCTACATTGCTACCACTGTTAGCCAACACAGCATCATCATACCATTCTGGTAGATCACCACGTTGTACCCAATAGATCTTGCCGCCTGCATTTTTTATGGCCTGTATTTCGTTAGGGAAGCGGCAATCTGAAATAACCACATGGTCTCGTGAATTTCGAATTTTATTTTCTAGGGAGGCAATCCAGATATCGTCATGAAAGGCTTTGCGGCAAACTTCAGTACCCCAGTATTGTAATACCCAGCGTGGAGTTAGCGTTGGCATATCTAAACGTTCTGCCCACCACGGGTCTACTTGTTCACGCCACTCTCGAGCCTGTTTAGTACGACCTTCTAGCATGGTACGATCCCACCCGAACACTGCGGCAACAGCATCTTTAAGTGTGCTGGCAAATGATTCTCGTCTAAATTCGTGGAAGTTGACTAGATAGTCAGCCACTGTGTCCTTGCCTGAACCGATAAACCCGCAAATTCCAATAATCATAATTGTCTCCTATAAGCAATTATACTATAGAATTAGCACAAGGTCAAGACATTAGCCTATGATAAATGTGTACCCAGATCCGCCAGATACTAGAGTTTCTAGTTCTTTGGTTAGTCTTTCTAGATCAGCAGTGGCTTCTGATTTCATTGCTGCACCGTTAAGGCTTGATCCACCTCCAGGTCCTGCAATTTGAGCAAACTTTTCACGTGCCTGACCTAGCATCATTTTACAGTTAGCTAATGTGTAATCTTTGATCCACTGTCCTGCATAAGTATCGTCAATGATAGCAAAATCTGGTTTGGTATTATACACCTGAATCATAATTTCTTCAAATCCACGAGGACGTTGTAGAATAGTTAACTTGCGACTTTGTGGATGCCAATTAAAATTAATAAACGATCCGAACATTTTACCTACTAGTTCTTGATACTGACTAAACAATTCATAGGTTAGCAAGCCACCCATGTTAGTAGAACTTAACAAATAGGTGTTTGTGTAAGCCAAGTTAAACGGTTCAAATACTGTACCGCCTGATCCGTTGCCGGTGCGTGATCCAATGCTCCGGCGAAAGATTTGTCGAACCTGTTGCACTTCTTTGGGTAGAATATAGTCATTTTGATTTTCTTGTAATGTCAAAAACATATAACTTTCTTCTACAGCATTATCTGAACGTTGGCGGAAAACGCCCAAACTGCGACTTAGGGCAGTTTCATAATGTATAGGGTCTAGTTCTACATCGATCATGCCGTCGCCCAGCATAGCTTTGCAGTAGTCGTAAACACCTTGTTTGGATTGATCAATTTGGCTCATACTGTTATTTATAAATATATGACTATGCCAAGACTCTCACTATATCGGCCCGAAAAAGGCAACGATTATAAATTCATTGATAAAACTGCCTGGGAAATGTTTCAAGTGGGCGGCACCGACGTGCTGGTTCACAAGTACATCGGCCCTGGAAGCAGTACAGAAACCACAGATACTACACCTAATTATGTAGGCAACAGTGTCAGTAACATACAGGATCTGTTATTTTTAGAAAATAGAGATCGTAAATACGACACTGACATTTATCAATTGCGAGGGGTATATAGTCTGCAGGACATAGATTTCAACCTCAGTCAATTTGGTTTATTCCTACAAAATGACACAATTTTTATTACATTTCATATCAATGACACTGTGGAGAAACTAGGTAGAAAAATAATATCCGGCGATGTTATAGAACTTCCGCATCTCAAAGACGAGTATGCGCTGAATGATTTTCAATTTGCCTTGAAGCGTTTCTTTGTGGTAGAAGAAGTTAACCGAGCAGCCGAAGGATTTTCTGTGACTTGGTACCCGCATTTATATCGTGCCAAGTGCAAGCCGTTGGTAGACAGTCAAGAATTCAAAGAAATTCTAGATGGAGCAGCTGGAGAAGGTAGCGATCAATCACTGCGTGATATCATGAGCACCTATGAAAAGGAAATGCAGATCACTCAGGCAGTGCTGAATCAAGCAGAATCTGATGCGCCCAAGAGTGGCTACGATACGACTCGCCATTACATGATTCAGAAAGATTCAGACGGTAAGGTAGAATTAGTTGATGCATCTTTGACCACGTCATTGGCCAGTTTCCAAACACAGGCCACCGATGCCGAAGGCAATCCGTTGTTCGACCAAAATAACGATCCAATATATGTTGGCAACACAGCCAGCACCATATATCAAAGTCCGGAATATGATGGCCCAGGAACTGGCGACGGAGATGGTGTACCTCCCAACGGCGCTCCATTTTCAGCTGGCATTAGTTTTCCTCTGCAGCCAAGCGTCGGTCAATTTTGTCTACGCAACGATTTTTTACCCAAGCGTCTATTTCGATACAACGGCACACGTTGGGTAAAAGTAGAAGATGTCACTAGAATGACCATGAGCAACATGGGCGCCGAAGATGTGGCAGCGGGTGGGTCTCCTAATGATGTGTTCCTTGACAAGGATGTGCGACTCACACACAAAACCAGTTTTATCAATAACAATGCAGAGGCTGTGTTGAACGGTAAAACAATCAAAGAAAAACAAAGCCTCAGCAAGGCTCTTAGACCCAAGGCGGACGAGTAATGGACTATTTTTATGACGGGCAGATAAGACGATATGTCACACAGTTCATGCGTGTGTTCATAGGATTTAAATACAAGGCTGGTGACGACACTCTGCGCCATGTGCCTGTGATGTATGGCGATCTTACTAGACAAGTGGCCAGTATAATTAAAGACAACAGCGAAAACAAGATGTCCACAGTGCCAAAAATTGCCTGTTATATTTCAGGACTTGAGTTAGACACTTCTAGGCTGGCTGATGCTAGTTTTGTCAGCAAGCTCAACATCAGTGAACGTGCCTATGACAGTGTTGACGGTGAAATTAACTATAAAAATTATCAAGGAGCAGGGTACACAGTGGAAAGACTCATGCCTACTCCTTTCAAACTGTCAATGAAAGCGGATATATGGACTTCAAACACTGATCAAAAGCTACAACTAATGGAACAGATTTTGGTGCTGTTCAATCCCAGCTTGGAAATACAAACCACAGACAACTACATTGACTGGACCAGTCTAAGTGTGATCGATCTAGCCACATTGAACTTTAGTTCACGTACTATCCCTCAAGGCGCAGACAGTGACATAGACATTTGCAGCATAGAATTTAAAATGCCTATCTATATCAGTCCGCCTACCAAGGTTAAGAAGTTGGGCGTGGTGAGAAATATCGTTGCAAATGTGTTTGGTGATACTGGTGATATTCTGTCGTTGGATGATTTGATCTATGCAGGATCACCCAGTCTCGTTCGCACTCCTAACACACAGGCCAATTTTAGAATTTTACTGTTGAAAAGCAACAACAATCAAGCCAATGATTATGATGTATCCATCGTGGCGCCAAATGAAGCCTTGCTGGCTAACGGACTTGAGCCACCAACAAAAACCGGTGATCCAATTGATTGGAATGCCATTATTGCGCTGTATGGTGGTTATATCAATGGTATCAGCAAAATATTTTTCTTACAGGCAGATGGTAATGAACTGGGCGGCACGTTTGTGGTCAACGAGATTGACCCCACTCTACTGCTGGTCAATCTAGAGGACAAGCCTTCCAATACAGTAGTAGTGAGTTCAGTGTACCCCAGTGGTAGAACCACTATAGATGCCATAGTAGATCCCTACAAGTTTAATCCCAAACGTCCCAACAAAGAAACTGCGGACCAACCATTGGTAGCAGGCACACGATATTTGGTGTTAGAAGACGTTAACAACAGTTCAAACGTGGGCACACAGGTCGATACACCTCCATTCAATCCCACATTCAACTACGATGGTCCGGATGGTTGGAAAAATCTCAACGGTAGCGATCCTGTAATTATAGCCAATTCTATCATTGAATGGAGCGGTGCAGCTTGGGTTAACCTTATGCCAGAATGGATGGTATCTACTCCTAGCCCTTCTACTGCGGCTCTTGTAGCCTATACCGTGAATCAGATTGTGATCTATGATGGAGTTGCCTACAAGGCCAATGCCAATATTACTCAGATTGAAAACACTGATATTCCAGAAAACAATGATAAATTTGACAAGATCAGTCTACTGTTCCAAAATTTAAAAACTGGGGTACAGTATCGTTGGGGCAGTGATGGTCAATGGATGAAGAGTTTCGAAGGAGAGTATGCATCAGGATACTGGAGGTTTGATCTAGATCCTGTATAAGTACAAGATGCAACAACGTGCCGGACTGCTTTTCCTTGCCAAAAACACTAGCAGAATTCTATTGATTCTTGAAGATCAAAAATGGACTGTGCCTACATTTCCTAGAAATTCAACATTGCTGGAAGATGCTGAGCAGCTGATGTCTAGATA